GGCCAAGGATGATTTCTATTTGCCGCGCCACAGGGCCATTTTTGAAACCATCGGCCGGATGTACCAGTCTGGCAAGCCGGTGGATCCGTTGACGGTTTTGGATTCTCTCCGGGCATACAACCTGCTGGACCGTGCCGGAGGCGAGGACTACCTATCCGACATCCTGCGCAACTCGCCGGCCAGCACCGTCAACGCGACGGCCTACGCTGGCCGGATCCGCGAGTATTCCATCCAGCGCAGCCTGCTGGTCGCCGCCGAAAACATCATGGACATGATCCAGGAAGGCGGGAAAGACACGGAACACATGCTGCAAGCCGCAGAGAAGGCGATTCTAGGCATTATCGACGGCGGGGCGGGTCAAGACGCACTTCCGTGCGTTACGGGCCGGGAAATGGCCTTGCAGGCGGCTGAGCGTATCGAGAAAGCAGGGGAGCGGATGCCTGGGCAGTTGTCGGGCATCCCCAGCGGCATCGCCAAGCTGGACGAAATGACCGACGGATTTCAGCCGGGCGACCTCGTCATCATCGCGGCGCGACCGAGCATGGGCAAGACAACCCTTGCCATGAACTTCTGCCAGACCAACATGCGCGAAGGCGGCCTGCCGATTGTCGTGTTCTCCATGGAACAGCCGCAGGCGCAACTGACGGACCGGCTTGTGGCGTCCATTTCCGGCGTTCCGTACCAGACCACCAAGCGCGGGCAAATGAATGACACCCAATGGGCAAAAGCCACACATGCAATGCAAGTCATCGGCCAGTCAAACCTAATCATCTGCGACAAAGGCGGGCTGACACCCGAAAAAATGTCTGCCTTCCTGCGTCGCATCAAACGCGAATACGGTGGGGTGATGATGGTCATGGCCGACTACCTGCAAAAAATGCACGCATCCGGATACGGCGACAACCGCAACCGGGAAATCGGGGCTTGCTCCGGCGCCGCGAAGGATCTGGCGAAGGAATATCACTGCCCATTCCTGATGCTGTCGCAACTCTCAAAGCGCGTCGAAATGCGCCCGAACAAGCGGCCGATGATGTCCGACCTGCGCGACTCTGGGGAAATTGAGCAGGATGCGGACATGGTGATAATGCCTTACCGTGACGAGGTTTATAATCCTGACTCAACGGACAAGGGCATCGCTGAATTGATCATCACGAAAAGCCGAAACGGCGAAATCGGCGTGGTCCGCACGACATTTGACGGCGGATGTTTCCGATTCAGAGGCATCGAAGGGGGTGCAGGATCATGGTGACAGTTGAGCGCGACGGCGCATACCTGATTTTCAAGCGCGACGGCGTGGAGTTTTACGACACCGCTATCCCGGCGCAGGCCGATGTCGGCAGGCTGATCCGGCATCTGGGCGACAAGGTGTGGTTTTCCAGCGTGCGGGCGGAAACGCTGCAACTGATCCTGGATGCGTTGGAGGAGGTGGCATGACCCCCGCCCATGAATCCCTGCTGAATCACGCCTCCGTCCGTGGCGTCACCTGCTGTCACCCGATGTCCGGCCGGTATTGCGCGGTCGGCCGCGAGTTGTGGCTGGACTACCAGGCTGAGTGCGTGGCCACCGGAGGCCGGGCGACGATGGAAACCATCCGCCACCAGTCCCCGGAATGGGCGGACGAGATTAAGGGCAGGGCGCTGATCCTGATCAACGCAGCGGGGAGGATGGCGGCATGAAACTGACGGAATCGGAGTTTCGCGCACTCAAGAGCCGCATCTCCGCAAAAAAAGCTCCGAAAAACGAGCGCGCAAGTACCAAGAGGGCGGCTAAACCGGCCCATGAACCCGGATGTACCGGCCCGCTGACGGACGCGCTTAAAACGGCTGTTACGCAGTCCTGCAAATATCCCCTGATCAGCGACGTTTTGCTGCCGTTGCCGCCTAGCGTCAATCACTACTGGGAGCCGCGCATCTACGTAAAAAACGGCAAGCGCATCCGTGGCCGCTGCCGGTCCGAAAGGGCTCTGGCGTACATCGAGGCCGTCAAGGCGCTGATCGGCGGCAACAGGTACGGCGGGATTGTCTGCGCGGTAATCAAGATTTTCTTCCCGGACAACCGGGAGCGAGACATCGACAACACGCTCAAGGCGACATTCGACGCGCTGGCGCACGCCGGGGTCATTGCCAGCGACAACCAGATCAAGCTGCTGCTGCTGGGTGACAGCCTGGAACGGGTCAAGGGCGGGGCGGTGGAGGTATCGGTATGGGCTTTGTGATTCAAGAGGGCAGCACAGCATGACAGCAATCTACCGCAACGAGCACCAGGCCGTGGCCCAGGCTATGAGCGTTGACCGCATCAGCACCTGCCGCCCGGCATCCTGGCAGACGGACTACCGATCCGGGTTTACTGAGGAGCTGACGAGCAAGCCAGAGCCGCTGGAGCGGCTGACAACCATCGAGCGGCTGGCCCAGGATGCCATGACGCGATCGCTGATCAAGCGTCGGACGGACCGCATGACGTTCCTTGCGCTGGTGGCAAAGTACGGGGCTGATGACCGGGAGCGTGCCGCAGCCATCAATGAGTTGTCGGACATGCTGGATAGCCCGGCGCCGTCAAAGTTCCGCAGGGTTTGCGTCTGGATGTGGGCCTGCGTGGCGTTTCGCCGCGGGATCAAGACCAAATTGATGGAGAGCGGGGAAAAGCACCGGGCGACGCTGTATCGCTGGCGCAAGGGCATTGCTGCGCAACTGGATGACCTGGAGCAACGGGCCGAGGCGGTTCTGTCGCCGGAGTTGCTGGAGAGGGGGCTGACGGAGGCGGCGTAAAATAATTCACTTCCCCTCTTGCGTTAGGCCCGCAATGGGCCTATTATAAGAATCAGAAGGCAGGCAATAACGACCTGTCAACGAGGGAAACATCATGGAAATTCGCATCGACATCCCGGCCGGAAAGGCTCCCGTTTTTTGCCAGTACGACGGCCAGTGCCAGCCGCAACCGGCGTACCTGCAACTCAATGCCAATGGCTATGTTTTCGCTTACTCCAGCGGCGACATCGGAGGGGGTATGCCGGCATCTGTGTGGCACGGCGTTGACCGCCGCATCAGCCTGCGTCCGACCACGGCAGGGTACGCCCTGCGCGATTACATGGAGAGCACCGAGTTTCGCGCGCTGCTGGACCGCTACTATGCCGGTTCGGACGACGAGTGGGACGGAAGCAATCGCGTCGGAACCGCCACCGATGACGCCCGTGAGGCTCTGAACCAGATTGAGCATGACTGCGAAAACCTGGATTGCGTCAACATTTTTAGCGCGGGCGATTGGGTCGAATACGCGACCCGCGATGAACTGGCGCAGCATGGCGGCGATTACCTGCGGTACGCCGAATACCTGGATGGCCTGTGCGATGCGGATCAGATGGTCGAGGGCGGTGCGGCCGCCATCGCCAAGGCGCTGGAGGAGAAGTTTGGCGAGGAGGACGAATAATGAGCGTCGTTCAATTCAGCCGCGATGATGCGGCTATGGCGCGCGCTGAGCGCCGGTTCGCCGAAAAAGGAAAGTTTGTAGATGTTGGGCTGGCTTGGATTCAGGGGCAGTACGTTTATGCTCCGTTCGTTGATTCAGATGACGCTGAAGATTCGGAGGGAACGTGGATAGCAACTTGCCACATAGCCTCCGGCGACGTGAGCGAAACCTTGTTGCCTGGTGGGTGGTGAACTTTCCCGAAGCGGGCTACACGCCCGCCAACCTCCGCGCCCTGCTCGCATCGGCAGGGCTGACCCAACAGGCCGCCGCCGACTTGCTTGGAGTCGATGGCCGCACCGTCCGCAAGTGGCTGGCCGATGTTGATAGCGCCAGTCACCGGGACATGCCGCTGCATCAGTGGCTGAAGTTGCTTGACGCATTGCAACAATGCGACTAATTTATCCACATGCTGGTCGTACTATGCCAGCAACACAATTTCACCAAAAAGCCTCGCCATCGTGCGGGGCTTTTTCGTTTCAGACCCTCGCCACGGCTAACCCTGTGGTTTCGCCGGTTCTGTTCTAGCCCGGCGCTTTTTATTCCAAGACCATGAGCGCGCGCATGTCGATAACCGCAACGTCCGGAGCCAAAGCAGGCATCCCCGGCCTGCTGTCCGTCACCATTGCCTCCGTGACATTAACCGTGGACGTTGCTGTCCTGCTCGGAGCATTTGCCGGGTCCGCCGTCTTTGTCCTGTCCGCCATCGAATACCACTGGCTGATGCGCATCGCCTACCTGTTTTGCGGTACCACCATCAGCTATCTGTGCGCAGACTGGACCGCTGAATTCCTGAGCCTGACCAGTCATGTCGTGGCAGCCATCCTCAACGGCGTGACCTGCATCCTGTTGCTCAACGGCATGATCGAGCGCGCCCGCTCCGGAAAACTGCTCTCATCCCTCATCGACCTGTTCCGGAATGGCCGCAAATGACGATCTCCGTTCTCGCCCTGATCAATGGCCTGCTCTGCGCGGCCATCTGCCTCCGCCTCCTGACGTACCGGCGCGGCGCCAGCAAGCACAAGCCACTGATTTCCGCGTTTGCCGCTGTCTTGGTCTTTGCCTCGGGTGGCGAGGCCATGCTCTGCCTGCTGGGCGCAGAGAAGTGCGTGACCCTGCCCCAGGTACTGCTGACGGCCTGCATGGCGGTGTCGGTATTCGCGCACCGCGGCAACGTCAGTCGCTGCCTGCCGCTGAGCAAGGAAAAGCGCAAGGCGCTGAAGCTGTACAGCCTGCGGATAGGGTTCTGACGCATGGCCACCGGCAAGCCATCGGTTGATTGGGAGCGAGTGGAGGCGGATTACTGCGCTGGGATCAAGTCACTGCGGGAGATTGCGGCGGAGCACGGAGTCACCGAAGGCACAATTCGGGCAAGGGCAAAAAAAAACGAATGGCCGCGAAATATAGCGGCAAAGGTAGCGGCAAAAGCCGAGAAGATTTTACGCAAGGAAGAATTACGCAGCGAATTACGCAGCGAAAGCAATGCCTCCGAAAAAGAGATTATTGCGGCCTCTGCCCAAGCCATCGTCAACGTCAAGCTGAGCCACCGCAAGAGCATTTCCCGCCCGCGTGAATGGGTTGAGCGGCTGTGGCAGGAACTTGAGGCCCAGACCGGCGATACCGACCTGTTCGGCCAGTTGGGCGAGTTGATGCACGCACCCGATGACAAGGGCGTGGACAAGTTGAACGACCTGTACAAGAAGGTCATCGCCACACCCCAGCGCATCGACAGCCTGAAGAAGCTGGCCGAAACCCTGAAGCACCTGATCTACCTGGAGCGCGAGGCGTTCGACATCACTCCGGCGCCGACACCGGGAGATAACGCATTGCAGGCCATCGCCAAGGCCATCCAGGGCAACACGCTGCCGATTGTCCATGATGACTTGAGCGCAGATGACGACGCATAAGGGTGACGACTGGCTGATCCCGACAACGGACGAGGAAATGGCCCGTTGTCTGGCAGACCCGGAATGGCGTCTATTCAGCGGGTATCTGTACAAGATCATCATCAAGGGCGACAAGGGCGACAAGGACAAGGACAAGGACAAGAACAAGGAAGGGCTGGTGATGCCGTTCCGCCCCAACCGGGCGCAGCGCAAGTTCATCCGCCGCCTATGGCACCGCAACATCATCCTGAAGGCCCGGCAGCTCGGTTTCTCCACGCTGATCTGCATCCTGTGGCTGGATACCGCGCTGTTCTGCGAGAACGTGCGCTGCGGGATCATCGCCCAGGACCGCGAGGCCGCTGAATCCCTGTTCCGGGACAAAGTGAAGTTTGCCTACGACCAGTTGCCCGACGCATTGCGCCAGATGATGCCGCTGAAGGCCAACAACGCCTCAACGCTGGTATTCGGTCACAACAACAGCAGCATCCGCGTCGCTACCTCGATGCGCTCCGGGACCATTCACCGGCTGCATATATCCGAGTTTGGCAAGATCTGCGCGAAGTACCCGGACAAGGCTGTGGAGGTCATTACCGGCTCAATCCCGGCCGTTCCGTCTACCGGTGTGCTGGTGATCGAATCAACGGCGGAAGGGCGCGATGGTTCGTTCTACAAGCTGACGCAGGCCGCGATGGCGGCCGCTGAGTCCGGGAAAAAGCTATCCGTGAAAGACTACCGATTCCACTTCTTCCCGTGGTGGCAGGAGCCCGGCTACCAGATTGATCCGGATGACGTGCTGCTAACGGAGCAGGACGACGAGTATTTCGCCCAGGTCGAGAGCGTCACCGGCACGACGCTGACCGACCGGCAGAAGGCCTGGTATGTCGCCACACGCGACAGCGAGTTCTCGGGCGAAGACGAAAAGATGTGGCAGGAGTATCCAAGCTACCCGGAGGAGGCATTCCAGGTCAGCACCGAGGGCTGCTACTTCACGAAGCAATTGACGGCCGCGCGCAAGGAAGGGCGCATCAAGGCCACGCTTCCGCTACTGCCGAACGTGCCATGCAACACCTACTGGGACATCGGCAACAGCGACGGCACCGCGATATGGGTTGTGCAGCGCCTTGGCGGGGAGAGCCGGCTGATCCGCTTCTACGAGGCCTGGGGCGAGCCATACAGCCATGCAGCGCAGTGGTTGCAATCGCTGGGCGTGGTGTTCGGCACGCACAACCTGCCGCATGACGCCGATCATGTCCGGCAGGGACAGAACCGCAACATCAGCCCCCGGCAGATGCTGGAGGAGTTGATGCCCGGCCAACGGTTCGCCACGGTGGACCGGATTCAGGATGTGAATTGGGGAATCCAGCAGACACGCGACATATTCCCGACGCTGGTGATCGACGAGTCGCACTGCAAGGCAGGCCTCGCGCATATCAGCGCCTACCGAAAAAAATGGAACGACCGCATGGGCTGCTGGAGCGATGAACCGGACAAGACCGGTGGGCACTCTGAAGCGGCCGACGCATTGCGGCAACTCGGGCAAACCGCCCACTCCGACGCCAAACAGGACGCCGGGAAGAATTTCATGCAAAAGCGCCGGGGTTCGGCGAACTGGAGAAGAACGTGAAAAACATGAGTTTTGGCGATGCCCTGAAGGGGCTTAAAGGCGGAAAGCGCGTCTGCCGTGCCGGGTGGGTCGATCTGGACGCATGGATAAAAATGGAAACGGCATCAGCAACAGTTTTTTCCGCCAATGGCATGGGGGATATGGAGATGCTGCCTGCTGATTCGACATCGGAATTTCAATGGATTTGCCTACGCGACTGCGGACACATGTCATTCTGGGCTCCAAACCAAACCGACATTCTGGCCGAAGACTGGATGCTCCTGGAGGGCTGACGCCATGAAATACCACGCCATCGGCTACCTGGTCATCCTGATGATGCTCTCCGGCTGCTCAGCGCTGGCCGCCATGCCGTTCTCGCCTGAAATCACGATCAAGATCGGCTTGAAGCCTGCCTTGGTGATCCAGAAGGCCAAGCCCGACGAAATCAGCATCGAGGAACTGCAATGACTGCTGCCGCAACCGGCCTGACGCTGGGGACCAATTTCCGCGAAGTGCAGGGCAAGGCTGATCTGCGTGCGTTTCTGGTTAATGCCTCACTGGACGGCAACAAGGACGCCTTTCTGGTGTTCGGCAAGCGGCAGTTCGGGTTCGGCAAGTCCTACTACTTCCCGCGTTCCGAGGCGTGGCGCGTGCGTGAGAACGAGGAAGAACCAGAAAGCGAAAGTATGGGTGTTTATTTCTATCAGTTGTGTCATGACATTGCCACGGCCATGTACGGATCTCCCAACAAGCACGATGTTCGGCTGTGCGGCGACATCCTGCTGAACCATCTGGACGAGTTGGTGGCGTTCCCGCCCGATGACGGCCAGGCAGAACACGACAGCATGATGCGGCAGGCCGAACTTCAAGAGCTGGTCATCCAAATCAACGGTAAAACTCTGGTGGACGCGCGATGAACGAAATGCAGCCCGCGCCGGGCGATAACCGGCAGGTACTGCCGACGCAGAAGGAAGGCGAGTACGACCTGTTGTGCTGGCTGCGCAGCATCATCGACCGCGAAACATGGCTGCAAGCGAAGTCACGCGCCCAGATGGCGCTGGATGCCGACTACTTCGACGACCGGCAGTACATGGGCCTGAGCGAGAGCGAGGTCGCGGAGCTGGAGGAGCGCGGACAGTCATTCCTGCAATTCAACGAAATCAAGCCCGCTATCCTGTGGATTACCGGCGCCGAGAAGCGTTCACGGTTCAACTGGCGCATCGCTCCGCGGTCTGAGGACGACGTAGAGCCCGCCATCCGCAAGACCAAGCTGGTCCGCTACATCGAGGACATCAACAACGTCCAATGGAAGCGTTCGGCTGCGTTTGAGCAGATGGTCAAGGTCGGCTGCGGCTGGACTGAGGTCGCCTACCGGCCGGACCCGTTCTCCGGCGAGTGGCGCATCTGCATCGAGGATGTCCATTGGCGCGAAATCATCCGCGACAGCACCAGCCGCCGCAGCGATATGAGTGACGCCCGCTACGTCATCCGCACCCGGATCGTGGACAAGGAGGAGGCGACGGCGTGGTTCCCTGACAAGCGCGATCTGATCGAAGCTGAGTGCCAGGAACGCGACGACCTGGAGCAGGAAGTCCAGAACGAGGCCTACATGGTCACTGGTCATTCTGTCGGCGCCAGTGGCGCGCTGTCCCTGAACCGGATGCGCTACGGCGAGGGCCGCATGGCTGTGCGCCTGTGGGAGGTCTGGTATCGCAAGACGACGCGCGTCAAGGTGCTGCGAGGCGAAGGCGCACTGGTCGGCGCTGTATTCAACCCGCAGGATCCCCGCCATGTTCAGGCGGTCCAGATGGGGATGGTTGAGCCGGTGGACAGCATCCGCCCGCAAATGCACGTCGCCATCATCACGCGCAACCATATCCTGCACTCCGGTCTCAGTCCATACCAGCACAACCGGTTCCCGTATGTGCCCCGCATCGCGTTCATCGACGACCGTGACGGCGCTGCCTACGGCGTCATCCGCTCCATGCGTGATCCGCAGGACGACCTGAACAAACGGCGCAACAAGGCGCTATTCATGCTCTCCACCCGCCGCGTTATCGCTGATGATGATGCTGTCGCCGACTGGAACGAGTTGGAGGAGGAGGTTTCGCGCCCGGACTCGATCATCAAGGTCAAGCGCGGGTCAAAGTTGGAGGTTGTGGATAACGTCCAACTGGCTACCTCGCATGTCGAGTTTGGGATGCAAGACTCCGCCTACATCCGGCAGGTGTCCGGCGTTACCGGCGAGAACCTGGGCCTGCCCACCAACGCCACATCCGGCATCGCCATTCAGGCGCGTCAGGAGCAGGGCACGATCATCACCACCAACCTGTTTGAGTCCAATTCACTGGCCATGCAGTTGGAGGGCGAATTGGCGCTGTCGCTGTGCGAGCAGTACATGACGGAGCCCATGCAGTTCCGCGTGACCGGTGAGCGCGGCCGTCCTGAGTTTGTGTCGGTCAACGACGGCAATCCCGAGACGGACATCACCAGCAACAAGGCCGATTTTATCGTGGACCGGCAGGATTACCGCACCACCGTCCGCGCGGCACTGGCTGAGCAATTGCTTCAGGTGGCTGGGCAGGTAGCACAACACACCGGCAACCCGATGATGGGCATGGCCATGGTGGAAATGGCGGTTGACCTGACCGACCTACCCAACAAGGCCGAGATTCTGGCCCAGATGCGCCGCGTCAGTGGCACCCCGGATCCTGACGAGCCGCCAGAACAGCGCCAGCAGCGCGAGCAGCAGCAGCAACAGGAGCAGCAACGTCAGGCCGAGATGACCAACCGCAAGATATTGGCCGAGATTTCCAAGTTGGAGGCAGACGCAGCCAAGGCACACGCAGGTGCGGACGCCCAGGCGGCACAAGCCACCCGCGACAAGATGCAAGCCCTGCAAGATGCTATGTCGTCGGCCGGGCTGGTATCCACAAACCCCAACCTCGCAGGCATCGTTGATGACCTGCTAAGCAACATCAACCGCATTTTGAGTCCGACCGGAGCAATGCAATGACAGATCAAGCAATCGACAATCCCGAAGTCCTGGATCAGACAGCCACCAAGGCGGCCGAAGATACCACGATGGAAGGCGACTTCACCCCAGCCGAGCAGGAAGGCCTCGCCGAATACAAAAAGCTGATGGATGCCATCGAGCGAGGCGAGGAATACACGCCTGCCGCAGAAGTGGCTGCTGATGACGGTAATGCCGACGCCGGGAGCGAGGATGCTGACGGTCCAACTGAAGAAGAACTGTCGGCCATCCTGACCGGCCATGCCGAAGCCGTCACCGGTATTGAGGCTGAGCTCAAGGCCGCCGAAGAAAAGGCGATTGCGCTGGGCGATCAGTTGGAAAACGGCGAAATCAATCAGGCCAAGTACGAGATTGAATACCGGCGCGCGCTGCGTGACATCGAGTCCATTGAAGGCAAACTGGCCACGGCTCAGGCCGCGCTGTCACAGTCGGAAGTTGCTGTCGAGCAGGCCTCTGTCCAGTCCGATCCGTGGTATCAGGCGGCGACAAACTTCCTGGCTGAATCCGGCAACGACATTTTCAATGCTGGCGAGCACCACGAAGGCCTGAAGCAGGCGATTGCGTTCGCGTCCGGCCTCAAGCAGAACGCCGACAAGGCTCCGTCTGAGATCATCCGCATCGCTGCCGACACCTACCGGGCCATGACCGGGATGACGAAGCCGCAAGCAGCAGCAAAGCCTGCCGCAAAGAACACGCCCAAGCCCGCCCCAGACATCCCGCCCGTGCTCGGGCAGATGCAGGCCGCCTTGCCGAATAACGACGATAGCCCGTTTGCGCATCTGATGAACTTGTCCGGCCCCGCCTACGAGGAAGCCTACAGCAAGTTGTCGCAGGCGCAGAAGGACGCATTCATGGACAGCCTGGCAGGGTAAACCCATGGCAAAGCAAACAAAATTGTTTCGAGACGTTGAAATCGGTGGTACGATTATGGTAGGCGACCACCGCATTTCAATTCTTGAGCGCAAGGGTCGCAAGATCAGGGTGGAAATCCGCTCTGATGCGATAATTCGAGTGGCAGGGAATAGTCCCGGCCAACTGGCGCAAGAGTGCCTCACCGATAACTCAGTGAGAGGTACTCAAGATGGGCCAGACCACCATCGGGACTAGCAACGCGCAAACCAAGAAGTTGTTTGCTGGTGCCCTGTTCAACGACGCCATTTTCGGATCCTATTGGGGTTCGACCTTCATGGCAGCCGGCTCCAAGAGCCGCACCCCCAATACCCCCATGCAGCTTGTCACCGATCTTGAAAAGGACGATGGCGATACGGTCAATTATGACCTGTATGTGCAGCTCAAGGGCCGCCCCACGCTGGAAGATGACAACCTCGAAGGCAACGCCGAGGCTCTGCGCTCCTACAGCGACAGCATCACCGTCACCCAGATCCGTCACGCCGTTGACGCTGGCGGTCGCATGACCCGCAAGCGCACTGTCAACGAGCTAGGCGCCATCGCCAAGGAAAAACTGCAAGACTGGTGGTCCCGTCTGTTCGACGAGATCAGCTTCATGCAGCTGGCCGGCGCTCGCGGCGTCAACGACGATTTCATCGAGCCGACCACGTTCACCGGTTACGCCGGTAACAGCCTGACCGCTCCCGACTCCAGCCACATTGTCTACGGCGGCTCCGCGACCTCCAAGGCCACCATTGCCAATACTGACGGCATGAGCCTGGCCGTGCTGGACAAGGTGATCACCAAGGCCAACACCATGGGCGGCGGCGTGACCGACATCCAGCGTGTCGTTCCCCTGAAGATGGGCAACCGCGAATACTTCGTGATCGTGATGCACGACTTCCAGGAACACGCCCTGCGTACCGCCACCGGAACCGGCGGCTGGCTGGACATCCAGAAGTCGCTGGCCACCAATCTGGGCAACAAGTCCCCGATCGTGAACGGCGCCCTGGGCGAGTATCGCGGCGCGATCCTGCACAAGCACAACAAGATCATCAAGTTCAGTGACTACGGTGCTGGCGGCAACCTCGCCGCGGCTCGCGCGTCCCTGATGGGTCGTCAGGCTCTGGTTGCTGCCTTCGGTTCGCCCGGCGACGGCCTGCGCTTCGGCTGGGAGGAAAAATACACCGACGTTGACAACAACCGTCTGGTGATTTCCACCAACACGATCATGAACGTGAAGCGGCCGATGTTCAATTCCAAGAACGTCAGCAGCATCGCCATTGACACCTACGCTGTGGATCCGAACGCCTAATCGGCGTTCGACCCCATAGCCCTGTTCTCACCGGAGAATTGACATGACCGTTTATTCGTCTCAGCAGTTCCAGGAGTCGATCCCGACCAACACCACTGCCGGTGGTGAAATCGTGTTCCGCGCTTACTGGTCCCCTGCCTCCAACACCCGCCTGTTGGATGGCGACATCGTGCGTATGGCCCGCCTCCCGGCTGGCTACGCCATCACCGACATCGTGCTGGACACCGCCGCCTGCGGCACCAACTGCGCGGGCAATGTCGGCATTCTCGACAGCGTTGACAGCCCGACGGCCGTCTCGTCCGTCGTGATTGCCACTGGCTCGCTGGCGACGGCCGCTATCAAGCGGACCGACACCGTTGGCTCCACCGGATACGCCGTCAGCACCAGCGAGCAAGCCGTTGGCGTGGAAATCACCACCAGCGCCGACAGCGGCCAGACCATCGCGGCCAGCGCCAAGATGGCCGTGCTGATCCGCGCCCGCCCGAAGCAGAAGGTGGAGTAAGCGCAACATGAAAGTCGAATGCTTGATAAAGCGGAAGGGCGGATCACACATTGAGTTTGGTTATCCGCCGAAGGTTACACGATTCCATTTCAAGCCGGAGTCCGACGAAGATTACGCGCCCCATGTCTGTGACATCCCTGACGGCTCGCCCTATCTGGGCCGTCTGCTGGCTATCACGGAAGGGTATCGCGTCTACGGGGCTGAAGTCGCTGAAGATGACAGCCCCAGCGCCGACGACAGCAAGAAAGACCCGTATGCGGACAAGTTCGATAACCTGCATCTGGTCAATCCCAATGACGTTGACGGCAGGTTTCTGGCCGCGTTCGCCCGCGATGTATTGCAGGTTCCGGCCAACAGCAAGTCTGCGATTGCTGACTTGCTGAAGAAGGAGTTTGGCATTGATGTCGCCGTGGCCCGTGAAACGTCAAACAGCATGATCCGGATGGCTCTGGCTGAGTGCGTCAAGCAGGCCCAGGCGGAAGCCGAGCAACTCATCAACATGCAGAAGTAACCATGGTGGCGGGCCATGCGGCATCGTCTTTAATGCAGAAGCACGAAATAGACATGAGTCGGAGGATGTATGCTTAGTTCTGTAATTATAGACGCGCTGCGCACGGCTATTAACGACCCGAACGATGTTGTGTTCAGCCTGGCGCAGAAGATAGCGGCACTGAACGAAGGCATTCGCTCCACATCCCTTTACCGGGCAGACTCCACCGCTTATACCTCAAACATTACTCTCGTGGCTGGGGCTAAGCAGAGCTTGCCTGCTGATTGTATGCGCTTGCTTCGGGTAACACGCAACATGACAGGCTCTGGCGGCACGACCGTCGGCAAGGCTGTCCGTTTGATGAATGTGGATCGCCTGACTGACAGCAACCAGAGCTGGCAAACCACTACCGGGGACGAAGTGCTGGAATACGGGTACGACACATTCAACCCACGGGTGTTCTGGATATTTCCAGGCGTACCAGCGACACCAACAAACCGCTATGTAGAAGTTGTCTATCAGCGAAGCGTTCCCGAGGTTGTATCGGCAGGGGATGCCTTCCCGCTGGATGATTCCTACAGCGTGGCCGTCAAAGAATGGGCGCTGTATGTGCTGTGGGGCAGCGACGGCGACGAAGCCCCTAACTACAACAAAGCTCTGCAACGGCAGAAATCATTCTTCGACATCCTTGGTGTTCGCGAAAAAGGGGATTCCCTATCGCCCACCAGCGACAAGGCGCGAACATGAGGGATGAGTCATGCTATGCAGTGATATCATTGACAATGTAAACCGTTCGCTCAACGACCCCAATAGCACATGGTTTTCTGCGTCATGGAAGATAGATTGTCTTAATGATGCCTTGCGTGCGCTGGTCGCTGTACGGCCTGATGCCGCTGCTGCGACCGCTACCCACCTGCTGACCGCAGGAACAAAGCAGTCCATCCCGACCGACGGGACCCGGCTGCTGCGAGTCATCCGCAACGCTGGCGAGGACGGCCTGTCCTCGACCGGACGCGCCATCCGCCGCGTATCACTGGACACCCTGGATGCATCCATGCCGACATGGCACGGCGCTACCGGCCAGACGGAAATCCGCGAATACGCCTACGATGAGCGAGTGCCTCGCGAGTTTTGGGTTTACCCGCCGGTTGCAACAACGCCGACAATTGGCGTCCTGCTGACCTACGTCAAGACGCTGACAGCTATCACCGCCACCAGCGACACATTCCCGGTGGATGAATTCTTTGCCCCGGCCGTTGAGGCGTTCATGCTTTACCGGCTGCTTGGCGGGGACGATGAATCCAGCCCCAACTATCAGTCCGCCCAGGCGCAATTCGCCGCGTTCCAGACGCTGCTTGGACTCAAGTCCGGAGGTGATGCCGCCATGGCCACGCGGAGGGATTCCAAGTGACCAATGTCGCCTACACCCAATGGCTCGACCATGTGCAACCGCATGTTCCGGACTGCCCGTCGCCAATGATCCTGCTGGCCGTTCGGCAGGCGTGCATTGAGTTCTGCCGCCAGTCCCGCTACTTGCGCGCCAATCTGGACGCGTTTAACACCGTGGTCGGCGACGACGAATACGAGCTTGCTCCGCCGACGGATACCGTTGTGTCCTCAGTCCTGAATGTGCGCTGTGGCGACCGTCTGATTGATGCCGCCAGGCAGGAAGACTTGGACGCCGAGGCAAACTACTGGCGAGACCTGGAAGGCCAGCCATCGCGCTACCTACAGCCGGACGAGGCCACCATTATCCTGAACCCGATACCGCAGGAGATCATGGCTGTGCGCATCCTTGCCGCCCTGCGCCCGTCGCAGGCATCCGGCGGCGTGGATCAGGCCATCTTTGAGCGGTTCCTCGACCAGACCGCCTCCGGCGCGTTGGCGCGCCTTATGGCTATGCCCGGCGTCGCATGGAGCAATCCGGATTTGGCTGGCTATCACGCGCAAAACTTCAATTCCGGAATGGCCAAAGCCTCCGACATGGCTGCGCGAGGGCTAACCGACAACAAGAAGATTCGCGCCAAGGCGCGGTTCATGTGAGGCCACGATGACCACCTTTACGCTCACGGTATCATCTGACGGCCTTGGTCTTGGGGTGCTTGCAGGGTGCGCTGTGCAGATCGACCGCAAGCGGGCTGTGATGGCCGATCAGTACCCGCCAATTGACGTGCTGTACCTGATGCGCTCCGCAACAGACGAGGATGGCGTTGTCGCGTTCGACCTGAAGCCGGACGACGAAACTACCTATCACGTCTGCACGCTTTGGGATATGAACGGAGTTGTCGTCTTCAAACAGTCCTTTTCCATGCCTCCGGATGCCTGCCCGCTGCACGACCTTTCCGAGGCTGTGATCGGCGCAAGCATCCAGTTCCAGAATCAGGGAGTCAACGTCGGGACTCCGCCGACGACACAGACAATCAACTTCACTGGCAGCAGCGTCAATGCAACGTTCTCCGGTGAAACGCTGACCGTGACCATTGATGACCGGCAGTACATAGACCAGGCGGTATCGACAGCGGTGTCCAGTCTAGTTGACTCCGCACCAGGCACCCTGGACACGCTTAACGAATTGGCGGCTGCGCTGGGGGATGATCCAAACTTTGCGACATCCACAGCAACAGCGCTGGCAAACAGGGTTAGGGCTGACGCAGCTCAGTCGTTCAGCGCAACAGAGAAGCGGCAGGCACGCAAGAACATTGGCATCGAGCGCCAGTCCGTGACATTCAGCACGGCGCTACTGGCCCCGATGGCCCGTGAGACGGGATCTGTGGAGATGGCCGCCGCGTTTGGAATCCTGACCATAACCACAAATCATCCTGCACGGGTCAGGCTCTACGATACGGCTGCGCACTGCGCTATTGATGCCTCTCGATTGGTGGGCAGATACCCTGAAGATAATGCCGGATGCCTGTTTGAATTCATCACGGTGCCGTCGATGCTGACATCGGCAATCCCGAGGTCGGTAAATGGGTTCAATAACGAAGACCCCGTAACGACCAGCATCGCGTATGCAGTCGAGAACAACGATATCGTGGACAGGTCCATAACCACAACAATTGGGTTCATTCCGGTGGAGTAATCATGGCAAAGCAGACTATTTCCGCAGCCCCCATCCAGACAACCGACGCCGAGTTTCAGGCGTGGGTAACAGCCATCTCTACCGGTTTTCAGGCGCTGTTCACCAAGGTCACGCAGGCCGGTGAAATCAATCTCTCAACGGTATCGAAACCGTCAAGCGCCGACACAAGTCAGGGTTTTGAGGTGTATCGGTTCAATGA